AATTGTTCAAACAGTTTCTGTTTTCTTTTTGCGTAAGTTTCATCAGGTTTTGTGGGTTTCGGTTTAACATCTTCTGGAATAACAACCTCATTAGCTTTAATAGTTGCCTCTAACTCAATTGTAGTTTTACCTATTTTTGATAGGTTATCAATTAAGCCTGTTTGTTTTTCTAGTAAGTCGTTTAAATTACTTGCAGCCTCTGCTCTTTTAATATCTGCACTCGCCAACGTACCAGCCGCCCCTGTTATTACATTTGATTGAGCTTTATAACTTGATGCCTGCTCCTCATTAGTTTTAACGACTGCGGAGGCTATTTCCTGTTGTAAGTCTTTTAATTGCTCATTTATTTCAAGCTCCTTTTCAGCGTTCTTTACTAAAAGATTTGTTGCCGCTGTTGCCTTTGCCCTTTTAATAATAGAGTTTGTTAGTAAGTCATAACTCGTTTTTGCTTGACCATTTAATAACGCCTCGTCTGATATGTCTTTAAAGTACCCTCCAAACTCATCACGAAGCCTTTTAATACCATCTAAACGTAATGCCTGTGAGTTGCTTGTATCCTCAATTTGAGACCTTAAAACGCTTAAATTAATTATCTGCTTTGCGGCACTCTTATCACCCTCTAACTCTGCCTTTCTTACATCGCTTAAACCCTCTATGTATTTATCTAAACTTTCTCTTAACTTCTTATTAGCATCTGCTAATTTTTCTGATGCCGTTTTACTTTTAAATAATTGACCATCATAAGAAACCATTAAGGAGGTTATTGCTGAAACTGCAAATAATACTCCTGCTGGTCCTAGTATAGAGCTACCCATTAATTTAAGAGCGGCAACGCCTCCTCCTGCTGATTTGCTTAAATATCCAAACTGCGATGTTAATTGTGTAATGTTATTAGCAACCCCTCTTATTCCATAAGGCGCATCTTGTATAACTTGTGAAAATGATGTTAATGTAGGTACTGCATTGGCTGTAGATTTACCTAAAGTATTCATCCCTTTAGCCGCTGTAACTGCTCCCTGCTGTAATGCTTTGCCTCCTTTACCGCTATCCTTTAATACCTGCTCAATGGTTTTACCACTCTTTGCGGCTTCTAAAGCCAGTTTCTTGAACTCCTTTTCGGTGATTTGTAGCTTCTTTAATAAATCCTGTATGTCCGCACCTATTTGTACACTTAATTCAGCCATTTTTTTGTTTTAAATATTCTTTATATAAATCTAAATATTTAGCCTTATGCTCATCGCTTACCTGTATATTTTTCTTTTTACCTACTCTCCACCATTTATCCTCTCGTAAGCCTCGTAATCGTTTTGGGTTCTGATGAGGTGCTATGTATGTTACCCATGCCAAACGTCTTAATTTGTATTCCATACGCTCCTCTGACCTATTAAAACCAATAAGGCGAAGTGTAAACTCCGCCCATGACATTCTATATACATAATCTAACGATGGGCAATTTAACTCTGTTAAAGCCACCGAAATAACATCAGTTCCCCAATCTATTTTTTTTTTGAACCCTCACTCTTTTCATCATCCTTTGGTAAAAAATGCCCTTGTATTGTTTCCGTAAACCCTTTACTCCATTTTGCTAATATGCCCTCTGAATTATCAAAGTCATTAACACGCTCTAAATGTTCTACTAAATCCCTCTTTTTAATTGGTAATTCAACCTCATCTAACTCTGCCTCGCATTGTGCTGATAAATACATTAAATCAACCATATCAGAAATAGGGTTTTTAATTAAACTCTCTAACAAACCTTGTAAATCAGTATCGAACTTTTTTTGCGCCCTGCCTAAAAAATACAATCCAAATCCTAATTTAATCTCGTGTTTATTAATCGTTATTACCATTAGGTAGCATTAGGGTCTGTTGTAACAATAGCACCTGAACCGCTTAACGTTGCTGAAAATGTACTATTTGCATCTGCTGGCTGGTCTAAATTTAGGTCGCTGATTATTGCAGTACCGTAATAAATAGTGTCTGCCAATCCGCTGTCTAACTTCCAAACAACATCCGTTGCCGCCATTTGTTTAACCAATAACCAGTCATGTGATGCCAACGTGGTTTCTCCACCAACAGAAGTAGTATCAATGTACTCTCCATCCGCTGTAATATCATAACTAAATTGGTCTGCATTTCTTACTGTGTTTCCTGGGTCACATTTCGTATTACTTTCAATCGTGCTTAAAGCTGTTGAAAGGCTGTTACTTGTTAAACAAGCCACAGGCTTATAAGCTGATGTATCCCAAATTGATAAGATGCCTAACTTACCATGAATAATTGTTTCTCCTGCCATTTTATTAATTTTTTAATTTATGTAAATATAGTAATTATTAATTTATTGATAATTCAACTCTGATGAACTTTCTAAATATGTTTTCATTTTCTGTAACGCTTGATAAATCATTAGGAAAATCTAATTTTTGATGTATTATGTTTAAGCCTCCCTCCAGCGTTAAATCTGTTTCTAGGGCATTACGTACCGCCTCTGCTATATCATCCGCTAAAAGCCTGCTTCCTGTGTTTCCTGTGCCTATATATCTAGTCACTATATCTAAAAGAATAGAACTCTCCCACCTATCCCCACATTTTACCACCTCATCCACTCTATTGGTTTGTGTAGTCATCAAAATATAATATTTAGGAAGTGTTGATCCTGTTACTCTTGTATCGTAACATTTAACAGTATTTGTATTTACTGTAATACCACTCGCACCCCCTAAAAGTGTCCAAATGGCTTTCCTAACGTATTTATCTGGTAATGCTAATGTAATACTCATTTTGTCAACCTTTCTAATGCTTTCTCTAAATCATCTATATAATTAACTCTGCCCTGTACAAAGGCTGGATAAAGATAGGGTCTCGGTCTTATATCTACTCTTTTAATCCCTTTGCCTATAAACTTAATTGCAACTTCTTTTAACTCCTCTGGCACTTCAACCAAACCTCCTGTGCCAAACTCCATATAAGCCGAGTAAGGAGCTTCACCTGTGGCATTTGCTAATACTTTCCAATTTAATTTATCAATCTCTAAAGCTAATATATTTCGCCTTAACGTTCCTAAATCATAGGGTGCTAATCGTATTGCATCTCTTGCTATTTTAGTAGCATTATCAGCTGTCGCTAATTCAATCTCCTCAACGCCCTGCTTTCCAATCGCCTTTAACTGCTTTATCAGTTTATCATACCCTATAATCTTCATAACTCCGTTACGCTTGTTGTCATATCCCTTGTTGCTATTATCTCAATATCAACATCCATAAAATTCTCATTCGTTGGCGCATTCTGAACAATGTATTTAATATTTCTGTATAAAATGTATTGGTTTACTGCATTGTAATCAATATCATTTCTATATCTCGTTTTTATTATAATCGTATTAATAGGGTCTGTTATTCCTAAATCTGTCAATCTCCTGGAATTACCTGTTTCTATTTTTGCCCAACTTGTAGCCACTAACGTTTCACTCACAGTCGAGCCTCCATAACCATCAGCAACTGCCGCTGTTTGATAAAACTTAATGCGCTTACTATATTCTCTTGATTTCAAACTATAAACCTTTTTAAACTCTCCAGCGTTAATGTGCTTACAGGACTTAACATCTCTCGGAACGTTTTATCCGTTTCCTGCTCATAATACATTGCCTTAACCATTTCCTTTGCTAGTTGTATAATATCATCAGGAACATCTGTATAATCTGAATAACCTACATCTAAAACCAATGTAACCGCCTCGCTATCTATTGCATAATACACCGTATATAAATGCCTCACGTCTTTATCGTAATTTGTCTGGAAAGTAAGCGTCACATCAACACCATCTTCATCAATACCCTTGACTACTGAATTAATCGGGTGGTCGTAAATCCTAACACATCTGTTTGTTATTACATACTCTTTTAACGCCTGCTGGACCACTAATACATTGGTAACCCTTTCAATGTATCTAAACGCTGCATTAATCATGCTTGTTATTTCTGCATCCGTTTCATTCTGCGTATCATCAATGCGTAAGTAGGTTTTCATGGTAGATAGGGGCAAAACATCTATATAACTCATTTCTTTTCTAGTTTAAGTTTACGCCTTTTATCCTCTTCTAATAGATGTCCTAAATCTGTTCTCTTACCTGTGTAAGTATCTCCAACTCGGTAGGTCTTTTTCTCCTGTATGCAGTAAAACCCTATTTTAACTTTTGCCATTTTGTAAGTTTTGTTAAAGTTAGTAAATTAATTCCATTTATAAAGATGAAAAATATACAGCCCTTTTGCGACGTGTGTTGTAAATCCTGCCTGCTTTACATCTGTAGTAAAATGATTATCAAAATTACTTTCATTCTCTCTAAATTTTACTTTATTCCAAACAGACTTATGAAATACCATACACACTCCAGCAATCGGCATCTTTGTTCTTTGTAGTGTAGTTTCCCATAACCCCCATAACTCATCGAATTTCTTTTTATGAATGCTTATATCACTTTCATCATAAAGCTCATGTACGACGTTTAAATTGTCTTTACGTAGTCTGTTAACCATACAAGTAATAACCTGTGATTTATCAGCCTTATCTGTTATCTCTTTTAGACGTTCTGCAAAGCCGTTAAATTTTAAGGTGTCTTGGTCTGTTATGCAAATCCAACCGCTTAATGGTCTTATTGCCTTGTTGTATTGACCGCCTATGTTTCTATCATAAGCAAACGGTTGTAAGAAGTGTATCATAAAACAAATATATAAAAAAAAGCGTTCCAATTAAGAAACGCCCTTTTCTGTCTAACCAATAAACAAACACTATGTAGAAGTAAAATCTCCATATATCATTGAGTCTGGTCGGTGTATTGCTAAACCAACTTGTGCCTCAATTCTTGCTGTAATGTTGTTTTTGCGGAAGTTATCTTCATCCTCTGTTGAGAATTGTAAAGATAAGCCCTCTGTAACAACTTTACTTATTTGCGCCCAGTTACCAACATAATATTTAGATGCTGCTAAAAAGTTCGCTCTATAAATAGGAATGCCATTAATTCTTAATTGACCACCATCTAACGAAACAATACCAGGAAGTCCGTATCCTGCTCCTGTACTCTTTTCAGTTACCAAAATATCCCAGTAATCAGCTGGCGTAACTACGATACCATCAGCGCCCCAGTTAGAACCCTCTAACGTGGCTATCTCTGCCAATAACATTTCTATTTTATTCTGTCCTGTAATCACTTGACTTGATGCTGTTGCTGCTGTTAATAAAGCTGTATTAAATACAGAATTTTCAGCATCGAAATAAGAACGTCTTAACTCGCCTGGTAAGAAACTTTCTAGGAAAGGTAAGTTATTAGCCATCTTACGAGAATAAACGCAGAAACCAGCAATGAAATCTGTGTTTACATCAATCATTGAAAGATCGTAATCTAACTGTCCTTTATCAGAACCCTCTGTTTGAGTAGCCGCTGCACCCTCTGACGTTGTACGTCTTGGAAAGGTGTAAGTACCATTGCCGATATTTATCATTCCAACTAACTCGCTGAAATTTAATATCTGGTTAGGTAACGTTGCAACCGTATTGCTAAACGTTCTAGGTTGATCACCTGTTAAGCTGGCTGATAATGTCATATTGCCAACCGTTTTGGTTTCAATATAAACCTTACCTGCTTTTACTACTGTTGAAATCTTATCAAATGAGTTTGTGATAATTTCTTTTACAGGATCTGCTCCTTTAATTTCCTTTTGCTTTGCCTGTAATTTAACATCTAATTTATCAGCATGGTCTTGAACGGCTTGTAATTTAGCCTCCAATTCATCCGTAGCTGTTTTTAATTCTGCCTCTGTGATGTTTTTAGCCTCTAATACTTCTTTGTATTTAGCCTCAAACGCATCAATAGCAGATTTAACCTCCGCTTTACTTTTGCCCTCTAATTCTGTTTTAAGGACATCTAAAGCATCTTTTAATTCTGTTTTTTCCATTATTTTAATGATTTAATAAATTCGTTAATAATATTTATCGGCTCTGTTTGAGTGTCCTTAAACGGCTCTGTGAGTGATTTTTTTCCTAATTCGTAAGCCTGAAACTGTAATTCTTTTAATGAGTACTCCAAAAGTGTAAATGTCTCATCTGTGAAATCTCCGTTTCTTATGGCTTTATATAATAACGTGCATTTATCATTTATATCTGCTAACGTTAAACTTTTCATTCCTGTAAATGGTGTTTCTGGATTTGCTCCTAAAGTGACATTAGAACCCTCATATAATTTAAGTTCCCGTAATATTCTAACGCCATCTTTTTGGTCATCTTTTATAGTTACAAAACCTATTGAGTGTTCTTTTAATATGCCTGCCTCATATAATTTTAATGCATCACTTGAATACGATGTGTCAATAAGTGGCTCACTTTCAAAATACAGTCCTTTATCATCCTCTTGTAATACAGAAAACTTGCCATGAGGTTGCGCCCAGTTATGCTGATTTAAAAAGAATATCTTATCCTTTCTCTCGTTTATAGATTTGCTGAACGCCCCCTTTTCAACCACATCATTATCATAGTCCTTATTGCCAAAGGCTGACAGGTAGCCTGTCACTACTCTTTTAGCAACATCAACATCCTTAATATTGCCCTCAAAATTCTTAAATTCTATCAATCCATTCATAATAACAAATATAGTAATTAATTATTTATAGCTTTTTGTAACTCCTCCTGCGATGGTGAACTCTTAAAAGTTCTTTTAATTTTTTGCGCTGTACACGCACAATCGCCCTCAATCCAATATTTATACGTTACCGTATATTCACCATTATTATAGTGTTCGTTTAATACTACTGTTTTCATCTCCTTATTGCTCTACCGTTAGAATCTCTTTTAATTAATAATGCTGTGGTGCATCTGCAATTTATAACATTGCCTCCGCTACTCTTTGCGCCTGTTTTCGTTATAGCCGCATTCGGATATTTTATAAACTCTCCTTGAACATTAAAGTAATCATCCTCATCAACCGTAACGCCATCCATTACCCTATGATTGAATTTCGTTATAGTTCCTGGCTTGGGTCTGGTCCTTTCATCAGGAATAGAAATCCACTCCTTAACCATTGCAAACCCACTTGAACGCCCTGCCTGTAACGTGGCTCTATTTGCCGCCAATCCGCTTTCTGTTCTCGCTATCCTTAAAGCCTGCCATCTATAAAAATCACGCCTGCCAATCAATTTATGTATCTGTGATGCTAATTGTTGAGGTGTTAAACCATCTCTAAAACTATCAGCAACTAATTGTTGTATGTATTTTATAAACTCGGCTCTAACGCTTACTATCCTGTAACCTATATTCTCTAGAACCCAGTTATAAAGGTTTCTCGTGTATTCACTCTGAAAGGTTATATTATTAAAGTTCTTTGCATCTCGGTTTATTCCCTTACCAATGCGCTCTCCATGTACCAATCCGATGAGCTTATAAATATCAAAGTAGGTGTTATATAAACCTCCTATGTTTACACTATTGTTAATGGTTTGTTTATAATTATCTTTATCTAAAAAGGCATAAGGCACTTTCATAGCCTCTTTTTTAAAATACCTTCTCAATAAAGTATAAGCTTTACGCTCATAAGATTTATGCGCTCTTAACCATGCTTTTCTGTATTTATCTCTTGTCATTAACTATCTACTAATATTCCC